GTGCATTTAGTGCGTAACAGCTTGAAATTCGTTTCGTGGAAAGATTACAAAGCCGTCACCGCAGATTTAAAGCAGGTTTATCAAGCCCCGACGGAAGCACAGGCTCGCGAAAATCTGACCGCACTTTCGCAAAAATGGCAGGCAAAATACCCGCTTGTGGCGAAAGGCTGGGAAGATAACTGGGCAAATATTGCCACATTTTTTGATTATCCGGCTGATATTCGTAAAGCGATTTATACCACGAATGCCGTGGAATCGCTTAATAGCGTGATTCGTCGCGTGATTAAAAAACGAAATGTATTCCCGACGGATGATTCAGTTTTCAAAGTGATTTGGCTTGCGATTAAAGATGCATCAAAAAAATGGACAATGCCGATTCAGAACTGGAAACTGGCGATGAATCGATTTATGATTGATTTTGATGATCGCCTAGACGATCACCGTTAAGTTGAAATGGGTGTTTACACAGAATTTGGGATAGGGTCTTGTTTTCTTTTTCTTCAGCTTCTAATTTATCTAGTTTAGCATCTGCAGATGGACCAAAATCTTTTAACCGACCATTAAAAATCTCTTCATACAAGTTTAAAGCACTATCCTGATCTTTAATTTCATATAGCTCAAATCCTGATTTAATCATTCCGCGAAATAACTCAAGATATGTTTTCTTGTTGATGGGGTCTGGAGTTTTTAACAAGATCGTTTTTGTTCGGTCGTTATCAAAATAAACTGTGATATTAAAGGGTATTCCATACAAATTTTCAAAACCTCTTTCTGCACAAAGTTTGTTCTCACCCATACTAAATTGACATTCTCCAAAGTTCCAAAATTTTTTTTGGAAGTCTAGTTTGTGCATATCATAAGAGTATTCTTTAAAGATTTTAACTTCGGTAGCATTTGCATTAAAGGTCAAAAGCCCAAGAAGGAATAGTAGTTTCTTCATTTTTAAACTCCTTAAAGATTGTTTTTACTGAAAAATCTACCACAAAAAAGCCCCGAATGATCAGGGCTATGCAAAAAATTTTGTAAATTTACAACCAAAAGAGCCACAGCGTGGCTCAATTATGCGTAACCCCGTACGCTTGCGTGCGGGGGATAAAAAGATCGCTGGTTAGGTAGCTTGAGATTATTTAGTTTTTTGTTTTAAAATTTTATAAAGTGAATTAACCGAAGCTAATGCTTCTGCTGGCGTGGGAGCAACAACAACAGTAGATGCGTAGTTTGTTGCAACAGTCATGCAGTCAATGTCATCAGGAGCTTGCCTTTTTAATGTTCCTATAGCCTCAATAACCTCAAGGGGAGTTACAAAAAAATCGTCTTTTGCCAAAGATGTCTGAACAGCAACAGAAAGTTTTGCAACCTCCGTGATAGAGTCCTCACCACAAATACCTTTTACATTATCTAAAGATCTCATTATTCTTATTTTGGTAATAGTATTAGCATAATTACCTTCACCAAAACTCGCTACAGCAATCTTCTCTGCTAACTGCTCCTGTTGATTAAGGGAAATTTCTGCCTTGGCAGTTAAAGAAAGAAGAATAAGTAGAGTTACAAATAGATTTTTTCGCATATAAACCTCTTACAATTACCCTAAATAAATTAAATGACACTTTCAATCTACCACAAAAAAGCCCCGAATGATCGGGGCTATACAAAAAATTTTGTAAATATCAGGTTCTTCGCCCATTTCGATGGGCATTCACCGCTAACATCTGCACAATTTTAAAAATCTGGTCTGTCGTGCACCATTGCAAACGCTCAATACCAAACGACCGCTTGCAGATAGCGTGAACATAATGCCAAGACTTACCACTACTAGCGATAAAGGCTTCAATCTTTCTAATATAACTTTGACGCACCTCATCTGCATTACTGGCTGTCGGGCGTTTACCATATTGTTTCGATTTCACCTTAAACCCTTTGGCACGCATATCTTGCAACACAATCATCAACTCAGAATCCGTCATCATTGAGCAACTAGGCTTATCCACCAACTCCATTAAAAAGAGCTTATAGGCTTCATCGCTCATCTTCAGCTCCGTTTTGCCAATATGGATTTTCTGTATCATCTGCTTACGAGTTTGTGCGTACATTCTCTTTCTCCTGTTGCCACTGTTTCCAATCCGCAAAGCCGTGTAAATTCACACATTCACCTTCGCCCCTTAACCGAACTAAGCGATCAATGTACTGAATATTCGCTGTCCGATTATCGCTTTTTACCCTTTCCTGTGCTTCTTCACCCGAAAGCACCTTATTATTTTCTTCCGTTCTAACCACCGCAAACTGAGGCTTCACGCTTTCATACACTTTTTTCAGGTAATTATGATTGCTCAACGGCTCAAATTTGCCATTCTCACGACGATTGCGTCGCACCTGCTCAACCGTATCTGCCAACGCTTTTGCCAAGACATTAGAGCAAGGATAAAGCTCCAGCAAACTTTGCAAAATCCGCAACGCACGCCCATTGCTTAAACTGCTTTTTGGGGGTTTAAACAGCCCCAAATATGCCACCGCAGGACGACCACAACCAGCAGTCATTTCGGTAATCGTTTTAAGTAACTCTCGCCCAGCATCATCTTCAACCAACGCTTCCAGCGTTAAATCTGAGTGACAAATCGGGCAACGACACAATTTCATTTTGCACCTCCCTAAGAAAACAGAGATAAACGCTGTCGTTTATCTCTATTCTCTCAACCACCGCCCCAAGTGCATTTCACAATTTCATTAGGCCCTGCCGATAAGAATAGTGTGGGGCGGTGTGAGTATTTTTTAGTGGTTACATAGTTTCCTCCTTGTTTTTGAATTAGCTCAATCTAATTGAAACACCATTTCCTATAACAACACGTTTTTTGTCTTGCTCTGCATATTTCTGCAGTAAGGAATAAGTCTTTGGCATTAGATCCTTTGTAATTTCTTGATTATAAGTTGCTTCCAATTCTGCCCAATTTTTGATAATTTCCGCCCAAACAGGACAGATAGACGTTAACTTACTCAAATGATTTCGCATTGTTGGTGCGACAGTTAGTAATTGCATACAACGCCTTAAATCTGCAGGATCTTGTGGATAACATGCTCGTTTTGGTACCACATCAAAGCCGACTACAAACGCCATTGTTTTACTACTTAACCCTGTTTCACCATCAGCCAGCCATTCAATTATTTGTTGTTGCATTTTGTTCATTTTATTTCCCCACCACTTAAACAAAACTCTCTAACTTCGTTTCCCCTGTAAACTCTAGCGCTGTAGCACTTGCAATTTTGAGTAAGGCATTAAGCTGACCTTCAAGGTATTCCGTTAAAATAGCGTGCTTATGTGCTTCTCTTGTACCGTTTAACTGACGAGCAATATCGGCATATTCGGTAAAACGCATCGAGCGGATTTTTAAATGTTCATCCAACTTAAAATTTACAATAAACGCCTCTTCGCTTTCATAACGCATCGCCATAGATTGCACACGAAAACCATTTTGTAACGCCCCTAACGCTTTTTCCTTGCCGTCTAACGTATCCAAATGGCGACAAGTCAAAAACTCTTCATTGTCGTTTGCCAACTTACGCAAAGTCGCTTCGTGTTGGAAATGTAGATATTTAAAAAGCGGTTCACCTTTTTCCAAAAATTTAGTCAATTTAGTGTTTAAACCCAACTTTTCTTCCGACACAACAATGCTTTTAAAACCTGCAAGTTCAAATAATTTAATCAAGTGGTTCAACGCTAAACGGCTATGCTTAGAGCGGTTATTTGTAAAAAGTAGCTCTTTTTCTGGACTGTAAAACACATTGACTAATTCACTCGAAAATGGCACAACTTGCAGTAAATGAGCTTCGGCAGTTTGTCGCCACTCTTTATCAGTATTCGGCACAATCTTCGGCATTCTTTCATCTCGAAGTGATTCTGATTTTTTCAGCTCATAAATTTTGGCTGAAAGTAACTCTTTAGTCACTTTTTTAAAGGTTGTCCGCAAAGTAAAGAACAACCCATTATCCAGTTCTAACACTTTCGTATTTGTCATCGGATTTTTGACTAACTCAATGGTGGTATAACTGTCCGCAGGCTCAAAAGTAGCCTCTTCTAACACTTCTTTCACATTGTCCACAGGGAACTTAATGCTATGAATGTTGCATTGTGTCATTTGAATAAAATCACTGTTTTTCATCTTAGTTTTCCTCTTGGTTAGTTGATAATTTAAGCTTCACCCGCTGAATCTGCCCAGCCACGTCCATCAAAACCACGCCAGCCAGTGCCAAATCGTCCATTTCGACTAGTTCCGTCGCCCCTTGTAACTTTTCAATCAGGTCATACAAGCAGTCTTTTATTTGCCATTTTTCACTATCGGTCATCATTTACCCCTTAAGCTCTTTTTTCGCAGAACTCGTAACGGCTTTCACACCACTTTTGATTTTTCGGATTTGACGCCACTTTGGCTGCCATACTCCACGCATCGCTCGCTTGGGCATATTCGCCTTTTTTTCTAAGGTGGCGGTAAGCTCGCTAAAATGCTTAAATTGATCAAGCACGATGGGTTTTGTTTTTTCTTCATTTTTCACCTCGGTTGTTGTAAAACACATTATTAACGCCCCTTTCACCGTTCCCCCTCTTTGACAAAGAGGGGGTTAGGGGGAGATTTAAAGAGCGTTTAAATGAGCTTTAACTTATTAAGTCAATAACTCTGCCTATTGCTATAAGAAATAGAAAAAGCACAATAAAAGAGAGACCTAACGCTAATGGAACAAGAAAAAAACCTGCAACGAGCCTCTCCCACAATTTGTGTAAATACCTGTTTCTGAGATAATACATTCAGACACAGGTATTTTATTATGAACGAAAAACAACTTCACGCCTTGGCAGCGGAATTTGCCAAAAACCTAAAAACACCAGAAGACCTCAATCAATTTTCACGGATGCTCAAGAAAATCACCGTCGAGGCTGCGTTAAATGGTGAACTGACCGACCATCTTGGTTATGAAAAACATCAGCCTAGAAAAGGTAAAAATGCACGTAACGGTTACACATCTAAGACCGTCATTTGTGATGAAGGTGAGATAGAAATTGAGACGCCTCGTGACCGTGACGGCACCTTTGAACCGCAACTTATCAAGAAAAACCAAACCCGCATCACAGGAATGGATGAGCAGATTATTGCCTTATATTCCAAAGGGTTAAGTAATCAGGAAATCGTTGAAATGTTCAAAGAACTCTATGATGCGGATGTGTCAAGCAGCCTGATTTCTCGCGTTACCGACGCCGTGAAAGAACGCGTAATGGAATGGCAAAATCGCCCACTTGATGCGGTTTATCCAATTGTTTACCTAGATTGTATCGTAGTGAAAGTACGCCAAGATGGACGAATTATCAACAAATCCGTGTTTGTTGCCTTGGGTGTGAATCTTGAAGGACATAAAGAGTTATTGGGGCTTTGGATTGCTGAAAATGAAGGTGCGAAGTTCTGGGCGAATGTGCTGACAGAGCTTCAAAATCGAGGCTTAAAAGACATTTTTATTGCCTGTGTAGACGGTTTAAAAGGCTTCCCGGAAGCCATCAATGCAGTCTATCCTAAAACGAAAATTCAGCTTTGCATTGTGCATTTAGTGCGTAACAGCTTGAAATTCGTTTCGTGGAAAGATTACAAAGCCGTCACCGCAGATTTAAAGCAGGTTTATCAAGCCCCTACGGAAGCACAGGCTCGCGAAAATCTGACCGCACTTTCGCAAAAATGGCAGGCAAAATACCCGCTTGTGGCGAAGGGCTGGGAAGATAACTGGGCAAATATTGCCACATTTTTTGATTATCCGGCTGATATTCGTAAAGCGATTTATACCACGAATGCTGTGGAATCGCTTAATAGCGTGATTCGTCGTGTGATTAAAAAACGAAATGTATTCCCGACGGATGATTCAGTTTTCAAAGTGATTTGGCTTGCGATTAAAGATGCATCAAAAAAATGGACAATGCCGATTCAGAACTGGAAACTGGCGATGAATCGATTTATGATTGATTTTGGTGATCGCCTAGACGATCACCGTTAAGTTGAAATGGGTGTTTACACAGAATTTGGGATAGGGTCACCTGCAACAACATAAAACAGAATGTCCATCACTTCCCCCCTTGCTCAAACGGCTTAATCACAAAATCTTCCACCCCTTGCTTAATCGTCACCCCAGCAATCCCTTTTGCCACTTCAGGCTCAAGAAGTAGGGCTTCTTTGTTGATTTCGTTTTTAGTGCGAATAAAGCGGTCAAAGCCCATACGTTGCATAAAATCAAGCACCGCATCCGCCCCACGAATTGCCACAGAAGGCGGTCGTTGGCGCCATTGCACTTCGCCTGTCACAAAGTTAGCGGTTTTACTCTTGCCGTTTTCCGTCAATTCATCACGGTGTGCTTCGCAGTATTCCTGCACCGCTTGCTGTAACGGCTCAATCTCTGCCTGTAAACGTTTCAACTCGGGGGCGTAACGCTCACTGGTTTCTGCGATAATGTCGTTCATCTCCGTCGTTAAACGGGTATGCTCACGGCTTAAATCCCCGATCTCTTTAATTGCACTTTGCACTTGCTCTTCCGTGGTAAAACGCAGTTTTGCTGGTTGTTTTACTCGGGTTTTCGTTGGTTGTTTTGCCATTTTCTTAACTCCTAAACTTTCGCTTCCCACCACACTCTAATCCCTTCGATCATCGTGTAGTAACCTTTCCATCTACCTAAATCTTCGCTATGCCCTTGGGCATACCAGTTTGCTTTTCTTGACTCAATTAACGCTCTTGCCACCCCCTCATTACCTGCAATATCCACTTTGATTCGTGGTTTAATCTTCGTAAAATCAATCATCAACACCGTAAACCCTAACGCATTGATATGCCCAATCGCCTTTTGTGTTTGACGCAAATACTTCACCGCCATCTGATTTGCTCTATTAATTGTGCGTCCCATCTCACACCACCTTTTCTTTTCCCAACTTCACAACGATCACCCGTTGCCCTTTATTTCTTCGGTGATAGCTCGGCGTTGACCATTTCCGCACCGTTTTTGCTGTCACCCCTAACTTGATTGCTAACTCTTCGGCTGTACCGTCAGCCACATTCTCTTCGCCACGATACGCCGCATAGATCTGACGGTTCACCATCACGCCTCCTAGCCAATCAACATCTTGGTATACTCTTTAATCAACCGTTCATCAATTTGACATTCATTGATATGACTTAAACGCACCACACCACGAATCAACTTGTTCAAACGTCTCGCATTACCTTGACTATGTTTAAAAAATAACTCGTTATATTCCCCTGTGTTCAATGCTCTTTCTGTCAATAAATGCAAATCCTTTTCAGGTAACGCATTACCGAGAGAACTCGTTCGCCAAATGCGGTTATACACTTGAGCTAAATCGTTATGCCTGCCTTTTAAGTTAATTAACAAACGCTCAGTCCCAACCAATGCAACACCCACTTTAGTTGCATCGTGGATACGGCGAATAAACTCCAACGAGCGAGTAGGTAAATTCTCCGCCTCATCAATGATAATGACCCGTTCACTACCCTTTAACCTTGCCACAATCCCATCAAACAGCTGATCAAGCGTACCTCGGTTGTTTAAATTCAGTTTTTCACTGATTTTCTGCAACAGCACTTTTGCGGTGTAGCTCATATTGGTCTCAATTAAAATTACCCCTGTATTCTCTTTCGCATACTGCAACACCGCTTGCGTTTTACCCAAACCTGATGCGCCATACACTGCACACATATCACCTTCAATGTGAGCCTCTTGAATAGTTGCCATAATCTGACGAGCAGTAAAAGTCGGCACAAACTCTGCACTCACCTTATACTCAAGCACCTTGTCTTTTTGGCGAGCCAAAAACTGCTCCACCTTAATATTCAACTCTTCAACATTGCCGTCATACTCACCCCTCAAATACAAACTCACCGTAGCAATCGACACGCCTAATTTATTTGCAACCTCTTTTTGCCCAATTTTGGTGCGTTCCATATAATCTTTTAATAGTTGGTTTTTCATCGCTTATTTCCTATAATCAAAGTCTCTTTTTTCATCAACAGGCTTCGTTATGCTTAAAACTCCACCTGACCTTAATAAACTCACTAAATCAGAGCTACATTCACTCCTCGTTTTGCTAACTGGGATACAAGGTATTCAGTCTGAGCTTGTTCACTCTCTATTTGGCCAATTAGCAACCCTATCACCAGAGATTGCAGAGCAAGCCCTAAGTGATTTTTCAAATGTTGTTGATATGCAACTGGATCTACTTGAGGCGGAAGGTGTGGATTCGCAAACGCTTGACACACTTTCTCAAGTAGCGGACGATCTGTATTTGCCTTTAATGGAGCAAGTTTGCGAACTTCAAGAAAAAGCTCAAAAGCCACTCCATTAAACTCAACCAAACAGGTCACCTTATTATTTAAAGGTGCTTTTAACTCTGCACGTCTTGCCTCACGCACCTTTTGACGCTCAGCATTTACCTGTTCTTCACGTTGAAATTGTTTTAATAATTCACTTTTTTTCATCATTTCCCCTTAGCCTACGGCTTCAATTAATGCTTGTTTTTTCTCCCACTCCTCCCTCTCTACCACACTGGTAAAAATAGGACGAACAGACACTTTTTCTCGTTTTGGTTGATAACTTGTGGTTATTAACTCGCTTTGCTGGTGTTCAATCGTAATAACAGGATTACGCTCTGCCATAATTTCTGCCACTTGTTGCTCTTTCCGTTTAAGTCTGCCTTTGGCTCGCTCCTCACGCTTCTGCTCAACAAAGGACTGCGGAAACGCATCTCGTTTATTCCCTTCAAACTCGGCATTGCAGATAAACCGTCCGTCTTTGGTTCGCACCTGCACCCACATCGGATCGTGAATATCCACCCCGATAACAACTTCCTCCCCTTGGTAATCCAACAAATTCAAGCTGAAATACTTATGATTGTTCCACTCAATCAAGCCTCTATTCGTTGTGCGGATAAATTCAGGACGTTGAATATCCCTTAATTCCACATCGCTCAACCACACCACTTTTTCAATGTCGGTCACTCGTTGGTATTTCACTGCTGGCGTACAGCGAATTTCACTGTGAACGTGTTCATTGTTGTACCAATCAATCACTTCTTGAATAACTGCCTTCAACTCTTCCCAGCTTGGCAACTCTCTGCGAGCTTTCTTCTGTAAAGCGGTCAGTTCCTTGCCATTTTTTGCATTCGCATACGCCAACTGTCTAGCCAACATCTTACGAGTGGCTTCAGGATCGGCATTTTTGCCGTAGTAAGTTTCAAATCGCTCGGCAATTCGTAAACCCACCGTCTTATTTAACCGCTCAATAATCCCACGCCCTTGCGGATTACCTGCAATCCCTGTTGCGTGGTGGATAGAGAAACGTGGTAAAATCCCTGTGACTTCTGCATCAAGTATTTTATTTTTCTCACCGCCACCGTTATCGGAGTAATAAATCGCTGGCACACCGTGTGTCGCAATACCGTGTCGTAACGCATCTAGCACTGCAAAAGCGTTTTCACTCAACGACAGCGACCAGCCCACAATTTTTCGACTTGCCCCATCAACAATCATTGTCAACTCAGGGGTAAACGGTCTGCCGTGTACAGGGTGGGCAACTTTTAATTTCAGCGAGTGACCATCACCAATCCAAATATCATTTGCCACAAATGGCGACCAATCACGCATCACATAAGGCAATAACTGCTTATATTTCGAGCCACTTAAGCGACCTTTCTCTAAGATATGGATCGGCAACTTCGCCATTGCTCGTCTTACTTTGCTGATATTAGGCATTGCCTCTAACATCATCGGATTGTCGGCATACCGTTCAACCCACTCCGCTTCAAAGTAGCGGTAACTTTCTTGCACGCTTAACGCATTCTTCTGACGGTAAATCCCCAACAACCAAGAAAGCCACCAAATTTCTTCTGCCTTAACTTCCTGCCTTACGAGTGGGGCAAAAAGTTTTAACCGTTGCTCAACGCTTGTCGCCTTGCAGTAATCCACCACCCAGCCATTTAAAGTACGAACGCTTACTGTCCGTTTTTTCGATTTTTTAGCGTTAGCCGTTTCAACCAACACCGCAAGATGCGGAGGCAATCTGCCACTTTTTGCAAGTTCGCAAACATAAGTGACCGCTTTAATTCGGCTCATTGATTGTTCTAAATCCAACACATACTGGATCAGCCCTATGCGAGCATCAGCAATCTCACGCTGTTTGGTTGTCAAGTTCGCCAAATCCACCTCGGCTTTCACCGCAGGTAATTTTTTCGGCTTACTTTCCACCACCGCCACCGCAAAACGTGAGCGGATTTCGGTTTGGACGGCTTCGGGCATTGAACTAAGCTCGTATTCATTCCCGCCACCTTGACCAACTCTTTTACGAGTTTCCCAAAGTTGTTTTTTAGCTTGATAAATAATTCCTTGCACCGAATTCGGTAAACAGGTTAAACTTAAAAGTAATAATTCTTTGGCTGAGTAGTGCGTTTTTAAGTTGTTTTCACTCATAAAAGCTCCTTAGAGCGTTCTCTCAGCGAATTTTTTAAGGCTACGCTGAGCAAATCGCCCCGCCCAAATTTCCTCAGGCGGTACACCGATTGCATCTGCAATGATTTGTTCGCCTTTTCGCCACGGTCTATCAAGGGCATTCTTTAATGTGCTGGCTTGGCTATAACCGTGTTGTAATGAAAGCTGGCGTAACGACCAACCAGCCTTATGTAACGCAGCAATAATGTCGGCTCTATGCCAGTCTTGTGCTGTTTTTTTTGGCTCTGTCAATGTACTCATTAGATAACTCCATTTGTTTAACACGAGAGATAATAAACCTCAAAAGAAACTAAATCAAGTTTAAAAAGTTCTTTTTAAAGTTAATTGATTGCATTTTAATCGTTTCTTTTGAGGCTTTTAATCTAAATTATTGTTTTAATTGTTCTTTTTAGAACTTTAAAAACATTAAAAAAGAAATTAGGATTTTTTAAAGTTATGACTGAAAAGTTTAAAAACAAATCAATGATTGGAAACCGAATTAGAGAGCAGAGAGAAAAGCTCGGTTTAAGTCGAAATGAAATGGCAGATAGGCTTGATGTATCACTATCTGCGCTACAAAACTGGGAAATGAATGAACGAGAGCCTCAGGCTTCAATGATCATTAAGATAGCAGAATTTTTAGGGGTAGCACCTAACTACCTACTAACAGGTGAACAAAGCCAACCACAAGAAGCAAAAAGCATTGTGGCACGAGCGTTTGAAGCATTAGAAAAAGAACGTGCAGAACAGGACGAAGTTGAAATGCTATCAAGCTTTGAAAGCATTGAAGTTTCAGCAGGCTTTGGAAGCTTTAACGTGGGCGTAACCGAACCAGACGGGCAAGTACCTTACGACAGCAACCTTCTACGCAATCTAGGCGTTAAACCGAAGCACTGTGGCGTATTTTGGGCGAATGGCTCATCAATGCTACCCACCATTCATAACGGCGACCAGTTGTTAGTTGATTTCAGCAAGAAAGAAGTTAAAAATAACAAAGTATATTTAGTTCAAAATGGCGACAGCGTATGGGTTAAACGTGTAAAAATAGAATGGGACGGTGTAGAGCTAATTAGCGACAACAAAGAAGAATATCGACCAATTAGAATATCAGCAGACGAAGCCCAGAACCTGCAAATCATCGGGCAAGTGGTTCATATCGGACACAGCCTAATTTAAAAATTTAAAATGGTTTTTAAAATTTCTTAAACCCATTTTAAAAACCGATCAAACCTGCCCAAACCTATGCAAAAAATGTTGCAAAAACTGCCCATTTTCAACCATTTTTGCCCATTTTACTTTTTGCATAACTCCCCCCAACAAAAAATGCGGTAAGCCCCACCACACAAAGCCCCACCGCATTTTTTCAGCCCAAATTTTTTTCTTTCTTTCTATGCAAAAATAGTCAGCACCCCACAGCATTGTGCATTTAGTGCGTAACAGCTTGAAATTCGTTTCGTGGAAAGATTACAAAGCCGTCACCGCAGATTTAAAGCAGGTTTATCAAGCCCCGACGGAAGCACAGGCTCGCGAAAATCTGACCGCACTTTCGCAAAAATGGCAGGCAAAATACCCGCTTGTGGCGAAAGGCTGGGAAGATAACTGGGCAAATATTGCCACATTTTTTGATTATCCGGCTGACATTCGTAAAGCGATTTATACCACGAATGCCGTGGAATCGCTTAATAGCGTGATTCGTCGCGTGATTAAAAAACGAAATGTATTCCCGACGGATGATTCAGTTTTCAAAGTGATTTGGCTTGCGATTAAAGATGCACCAAAAAAATGGACAATGCCGATTCAGAACTGGAAACTGACGATGAATCGATTTATGATTGATTTTGGTGATCGCTTAGACGATCACCGTTAA